AACAATATTATCAATTTTACCTGTTTTTAATCCAGAACCAAAGACAGCTTGTGTTTTACTTACATTGGTAGTTACACCTGCATACCTATAATCATAAGCACCACCACCACCTGTAGCATCATCATTAAATGATGCAGGAGTACCATTAGTAACACTTGTACCTGATACAGTAATAACACCATAAACACCTTTATCTGCAAGAGATGGACTAGAGCTTTGCGTTGATCTAGCAAAAATAACCTTACCATTACCTATTGGCTCTTGACCACATTGATCATCTGAACTTGAACCAGAACCATTATAACAAATGATGTTTGATACTTGTGATGGTGAACCCCATGTTATAGTCGTATCACTTAATGTTCCTGCATGAGAAAATAATTCATAAGAACTATTTAAGTAAGTTAAAACAACTTCGCCTGTATCAGCAACAGCTATACATCCGTTACCACCATTATTAGTATATCCTGTAACTTGATTTGTTACTTCTTGTGTTGAACCAAAACTTATACTTGTTCCTGATACTGTACCTACTGTAGTATAATATTTATTATTATTATTATCTGCGTATAAATAAATAACTCTGTTTGCAGTTGATGAGTAAGCTACTTTAATTGAGCCGTCATTAATATAAGTACCATATAAAGGTACAGTTTCCCTGCTTCCTGCTGTTAAAGTAGTACCACTTAAATTAATTACAATACTTACTCCACTAGATGCTGTGCTACAATAAGAAACAACTATCTTTTGTGCAGTTGTATCGTAGGCAAGATTTTGATTAGATGTGCCATGAGAATAAGAAGTCGATTCTAAAACAGTTGGTGTTTCTATAGTAACAGTTGCACTACTACCTGTGCCATTAAAAGTAACTACTGAACCTATCATATAGTTACTACTATTCTGTGAAATAATTACATACTTATCTTGATTTGGTTCGTATATGATACCTGCTGGTCTAAGATAAGTAAAATCAACACTTGATGTAGTGCCTTTAGTAATAGTTGTTAAATCACTTGATGATATTGTATTTGGTGTAACATAATCTGATCCTGCATCTATTCTATAAATGTTTACAAATTCATTTTCTTTTCCGTAAGCTTCTTCGTGATATTCGGCATCAGATAAAGTAGTTGAATTTTCTGTTCCTAAACCTGCTGAGATAGTTGATGCTTGAACTTGTGTAACAGTATTATCAGTATTTAAGATCAAAGGCTTTCCTGCTGTAATTGAACCACTTGCAGTATAATCTCTAGCAACACCTACATTACGGAATGATGATCTTTCAGCAGGATAAGTTGTAAAGACTGTTGATGTACCTGTTAAAGATACTGCTGAACCTGAGTTAGAACTTTCTAATATTGTATCTCTGCTAAGAGTTGTTCCACTATGTGTATAAGTACCAATACCAACTTCAAAACCTGCATCTGATTTGATTGCGTAATATGTTTGGTTGCCATCACCAATAACAGAAAAAGCCTGGAAGCCTGATTCTGCTGAACCTAAAGTAATCGTACCTGTACCTGTTGTGCTAGTAGTAACTTTTACTCTATCTTTAACGACTATTGCCATTATATATCCATCCAATTTTTTCTTGTTGTTGTGCGTCTGCGCACTAAAGGATTTCTAACTTCGCCTTGCTTTTTAGCTACAGGCTCTTTTTTTCTATTCATCTTTTCATGTAACAATCTAAGATTTACATTTAAAATATGATATGCTCCAAAGAGATATTGTAAACAATCCCAAGCTTCATTTCTTGCTCTAATCTTTTTCCACTCAGTACGTTTTACACCTTTTGTAATTCTTTCTACTCTTCTTTCTGATGTAAGCTGTTCAAAATACTCATCGTCCAATGTTTGATTAAAATGTATCTGACCTGCTCCTTCTTCGATTTTTAATCGACCATAAATTAAACTCTTTACTGTATCTGAGCCAATAGGAAACAATCTTACCTTACCAATATTGTTTCTACTTGGTCTCCCAACAACAGGTCTTGATTCACCACCAACACCCTTAATAGCAAAAACTCTTTTATGAGTATTTTTTCTTACATAAGAATAAACTTGTGATGTATGATGACCACCAGAGTCAATACAACTTCCTCTAACAGTTAAATCTATACCTAAAGGATGTTTGTACTTACGGTCTAAATAATCATCTAAATCTTTCCACAATTGATGACCTGAAGGATCACCATAAAGTACATCATGTGCAATGATATAAACTGACTCATCTCTTGTAAAACCTGCAACAGTTATTTCTAATCTATCGTCTTGAGTATCTATTCCTGCTACTAAGATTACTACATCTCTTGGTAAGTCATCTCCTAAATCTTCTACTCTTTCTTTTAGCTTATGACTATCTACACTTTCACCTGCATCCTCATCCCAAGTTTCAGCAAGTACAGTATTTACAAAAACTCTTAGCGTTTCTGGTAAATCTTTTGCTTGATGAAAGTAACTAGCTTGTTCAAAAGTGCTATTCCACATCGAGTAAAGACCACTAATCCAGAAGCTACGAGTTTGACTAAACTCAGCATGAGGTTTCCAATACCCATTGCTAATCGCATTAATCCTTTTACTGTCATCCCAAGCTGAACCACATCCTTGACAAACAATGTTAGCGTCTTTAAGGATTCCGTTATCTTTTTGAAAATGTACATTTTTCCACTCCAATAATGTTTCGTCATTGCAATCAGGACATCTAACGTAAAACTTTCTTTGATCTCCTTGTTCGTAAAACTGTTGAATACGAGAATTGTTTTTCACAGTTGGTGTGGACACCATGCCAATCTTTCGATTGAAAAAATTTGAGGTTCTACGTTTACCTAAACCAATTATGTCACCTTCTGTAGTTGCTGTTGAATATCTATCAACCTCATCACAAAGCAATATCCTAACAGGTCTTGAACTTGCGCTTGACGGTGAGTTAGAACCAATAAGGTCTAAACTGCCACCTGTAAAAGATTTAGAAAAAACAGTATTACCACTATCTCTTGATCTTGGGTCTTTTACTTTGTTACTTAATTTTTTACTATCTCTAATCATCGGTGTTATACGATTTTTAGAAAACGTACCTGCCATTGATAATGTCGGTTGTATTATCATAATTGGACTAGGGTCTAAATCAATATGATAACCAAGTACATTAAGTAAAATTTCTGTCTTACCTAATTGTGAACCTGACATTATTACAACTTGTTCTACCAACGGATCAGAGAAAGCATCCATCATTTCTTTTTGAAAAGAATAAGTTACCCACTTTCCAGGTGATGCACTTGTCTCCGATGATAGAACTCTATTTTGATCTGCCCACTCGCTTACCGTCATCTTCGGTGGTGGCTTCAAATTCTTTAACGTCTCTTGTGCTGTTATCTGAAGAGACTCTGTTGGTACTTGTAGCATCTAACTCCACTTGGGTATTGACTAACTCATTAAGAATTAAATCAACTTCTTTATCAATAATAGCTCTAACTTGAACTAAGCTTGTTGCACCATAAACATCTGCACTTACTCTTGAGCTTAAAGCTAACAGTTTTGTTTTTATTAAAACTGCAATGCTTGACCAAACTTTTTCAATATCGTCTTGATGTTGTAGCTCACCGTTTTTTTGTAATGCTTCTAACTCTAAGATTTCTGCTCTTGCTTTTTCTTGTCTAAGCTTTGCTTCTTTTAAATCTTGAGGTGCGTCTCCATGTACAACCTGACCTCTAAGGTATTTAATATAACCTTGTATCGAATCAACTAATCTGTATCTGTTTCTTGCCTGTTGTTTTGGCAATGTACCTGCTTTTGCTAGTTGCTGTATTCTGCGCACAGATAAATCTAATATGTCGCTTAGTTGTTTACTTGTTACTGTTAGGTCTGGTTTTATCATTTCTTTGTAATATTATTACAATTTCGCTAGTTTTTTTACCTTTATTTATATATTTAAACTTATTTTAAAGCGATTGTAGGCTTGTTTTTATAATAATTACTTTGCTTATACTTTACTACCTGTTTTTTATTTTTTTAGCTGTACGGCTTTTAAATCGTTACCGAAGGGTACTTTAAGGCTCTGTCGCTAGAAGAAACCTGCGCCACGAAAAACC